ACCAGGTTGGTCTGGCACAGCAAAAATACTGTTGTTGAAACACACTCGCAACAATGGATGCCACCCAACAATATTCATGTAGATGGTGCCCGTCTTGTTGTAATAGGTGGTTGATTCAGTCACATTGTACCAAATGCTTTCATAATTTTCTGCGGCCTGTGCTTTGATTGTTCCGGTATAGCCATCCATGGTCATTTGCACCGTTGTGACTGCATTAACTGGTTCGATGAAACTACTGAAATATTCTGGGTTCGTAAAACTACTCCAGTAGTTACCACCGTTGGGATTACCGGCCCAGTAAGGATTACTTGGATATTGGCTCCAGGCAGTACCATCAACACTGGCTTGTGCTGATATTTTAAGAGTAGGTATTGTAAGCGGTGCGCTGGGCACATATTGTGGTAATACGCTGTCTACAATATTTACAGGAGCACGGGCGCCTGCCTGAGCATTAGTAAACACCGCTTCAACAAGTCCGCCTGGTTGTGTGCGTTGTATGCTGTAGGTAGCAGGTTGTGCTAGTACTTCTAGTAATTCAGATGAAGTTAGCGTAACCTTGGCACGGCCAGTAGGAGCATTTAAGGTAACCAACTCCTTTTCAACCAGGATTTGATCGCCGGCGGTATTGATTGCACGAAATAGGAACGTACTACCTGTGATGTTAACAGGCTTTTCTTGTTGATTAATAAATTCAAACAAAAGCACGTTGTCCACGCCCTTGTTTATGGTCAGTTGTTTTGCGTACACAGGATCGTACCTATAAGTAAAAGTTTCCCCCGCGCCTGTATCCATGAGTAACACTCGCGTGAGTTGTTGATAGATATAAACCTGGGTAGAGTACATACAGAGTATTTAGCCGGTTTAGAACAGGGTCACAGAATGGTCTGGTAAATATCCATAGATATGAACACAGATTTTTTTGAAAAATTAGCGGAAAAATACCCATTTATAACCTTGTGCGTGTATGCCACTGTGGAATACGTGGGCATCATACAAAATCAAGATGATGCTATCACTACCATTTATGATTTTGGCGCGATACAAGACTTAGAAATCAAACGACAATTCCTAGAGTTGGCCAATATTTGGTGGTGGGAGTCAAATCGTAGTGTGCCCATCAACATATTCCTCAAGGACGATTGGGACCCATTTAAACCCTACCTGCGTACTTTTATCAACAAAGATCTAGAAGTACTACACGGCCCTGTTTGTAGTCTTATCGAAATGGGTCGAAAAAAATCTAAGCGTAAATCAATTACGCTGGTTCGACGGGTTGACTAAGCAGGTTCATATGTAACGACACCAAGGCTGCGTAGCCAATGGCATGGGCATGTTTGAATACAAATCCTTTAGAATCGTCGCCGTCCCATACTGACTCAAATACTTCTGACCATGGCCGGTTTTGTAAGTGCGCTTTGCCGGGGCGAATAATACTAATAAACGCAGCCATCCTAGGTATGCTATCTGGGCGCATTGTCTCAAGTAAAGCGGTATAATTCCCCACGTGTACCAATTGTTTAGCCCATTCTGAATCGGTCCATAAGCGTGACCAATCGGGTTCTTGGTCTAACATTTGTTTATAATGCTCTGGCGTTTTAATTAACTGATACACCGACATGTTTAACAAATCAATTTTAAAATATCCCAGTTGTTCTGCTTGTTCGTAATCAATTGCGGCACATGAATTAACAGGATCGTAGGGGATGTCTGTAACATACACTCCACTATTGTGTCGGCGAATCTGCCCTTGATGATGTTGCATAGCAGGCATGGCCTGAATCAACTTTAACAGTTGATCTCTATCAGCTAAGTCTAAATCAATATCTGCGCTCATTACCAACCTGCCTTTGTTAGTATGTCTCGAGCATACTCTTGATCTGCTGGATAGTCTTTAAATTTTTTCATCCAAAAGTCTGCGTCTATGTAGGGCCATACCATGGCTACCTGTGTGGCATCTAATTCTGCTAGAAATTTTTGTCCAGCTGCACTATTATAAATGATCCAGGGACTGATGCGACCTGCGGTCACGGCATAGACCATGGCATTAGTATTGCCGTAGCGTAGACAATCCTCTGCAGGGTGCCCGTGTTGCTCCGCCCAGTCTATACCAAACTCCATGGCACGGGCCAGGGCATCGTTGACATTTTCCACACGCAGATAGTCTGTTAAGTATTCTGTGTACACGCTGTCTTTACACCAGTGATCAATCTTTTTATTTTGTTTTAATACCCATTCAGTAAAGCGAGCTGGATTAATTGCTCGAACGTCTACACAATAACGACCAAACTTTACAAAGGCACGATAGTAAGGGCTTTCGCAAAAATCATCATATGTTTTTAACTTGGCACTACCTTGTGTGAGTTCATAAAATTTAATGTAAGCGTGGAAACCTAAACGCACACCTGCTTCGTCTTTTTCCTGGAGGCGGCGACGCGGTTCGCAACTATGCACCGCAAGACTAGACTCCTTGATAAAGTCCTTTCGACAATACTGACAGGTGTACTTCATTTCTTAACTTCTTGTCCCAGTTGCTTAAGGTATGCATCTATGTCTTTTTTAGTATTAATTTTAGACATTAACTCCACTTCATCATCTTTGAGATGAGGAAATAGTTCAGCAATTTGTTTTCGAATGCCACTTGCTCCAGCTTCTTTTTTCTTGGGTGCAATCCACTGATGTCGTTGTGTTCCTAGTCCTGGACTAACTGCTGTAGCACATAACCATTGTAGTTGAGGGTGACGATTAATATCAAAGAAATGTTTGTTGACATAGTGATTTGAACTTTGCAAATAATATCCTTGCAATTCTGTACTACCTTGTATACTTGATCCCCAACGTATCATAAGATAATTGCTAAATTTTTTACGTTCTTCATCTGTAAGACTATCGTAAAACTGCCTGTTCTTACGATCAAACTGAATCATTTCGTTTTGTATTGACAGTTTATCCACTACCAAGCCTGATTGTAATTTACCACTTCACAGTTGCGACTGATATCTTTGACAAAATACACACAGTCGGGTTTTTCACCTGTGCCCACAGGCACACATAACAGTTGACCATTTTTTAACTTGGGAGCATACCAGGTAACTTCTTGATACACGTCGATAATTTCAATGTCTAGGAAACTAGGACGAAAGCTACTCAACGGATTAAATTGGAATGCTTTAAATCCGCGATCGTTGATACTGGTCAATGGCAGGACTTCTAGGTCGCCTAGGTCGGGTTCTCCGATCAAGATTTGCCAATCCACTGGCATACGAACTCTGTGCTCGCCAATACGTAAAACCAAGGCAGGTGCTGTAAAACTTTCTAAAAAAATCAACGGAATGTAATGATAGTCTGGATCTTTAGGATCGCTGTTATCAAATATAGCAAATCGCATGTCATCTACTTCTTCTGGTAGATGATCTAAATCAAAAGGGGTATTGTCAAGTGTTAAAATTCTCATAAGTTTATTATAACATATTTTTTGTATGTTGCAACCTTTATTTCCATTCTAGTTTTTCTTGTGTAAACGGATAGTTGGCTTCGCGATAAAAAGTTTTTCTTTTGGTCAAGTGTCTTTTGGCAAATTTGCAGGTGCTTGTGACGTCCCAGATTTGGACATGATCTTTATCTTCAGCTTTTCGTATTCCTCGGCCGATTGATTGAATGACCCGGACAAAACTCTTACCAGGCTCAACAAGAACCAAATTAAAAATCCTAGGCAAATTAATACCAACAGCAGCAACGCCGTAGGTAGCAACAATAATCTTCCCAGTGCTAGTTGCCACTTCGTCATATTCATCTTGTCGATCCTTTGCTTTGGTTGCACCGCTGACAAACACCGCTTGGTCACCTAGTAATTCTACCAAGGCATGACCTGCGGCCACACGATCTACTAGGACTAGTGTATTGCCTGTGGCATTTACTTGTGCTATTAAGTGTGCTATGGTTTTAAGTCTATCTGGCTCTTCTAATAGGAACTTTAATTCACTTTGATAGTTAGAGAACTCTGCATGGTCAACTAACTGTACTACATTCACGTGGCACTGAGCCAGCACTCCGCGATCTTGTAATTCGCTGGCGCTGAGTTGATTAATTACAGGACCTAAACTACACTTTAAGGCTTGAAACTCAAATGGTTCTTTAGGTATAGTTCCTGTTAAGCCCCAACGTAATGGTATACGACTCATTACACCTGTAAGTAGACTTTTAAGTGCGTCGGCTTTGGCCATATGAACTTCGTCAACAATAACGCAAACAACATCTTCTAGAAATTCACTAATGGTAACATCACCTACAGAGTTTTTTGTATTTTTTAACAAGATATTTAGGCTTTGCCAAGTGCAGATAGTATGTTGCCGGCCCCACTCCTTGCGGTCGCCAAAGTAAACACCTACATCCTGTTCCATGTTGATGTAATCTTTTTCTGTTTGTGTTACTAGACTCTTGTTAGGAACAATAACAATAGTCCTACCATAAGGTGCTACTGCATTACTTAATGCAGCTGTAATAACAGTCTTGCCAGCACCTGTGGCAATTTCCTGGATACATTGTGGATTCTCAAGAAAGTTATTGATGATCTCAACTTGATAGTCACGTAACTCCATTGGCTTGCCTTCTAATGGATGCCCTTTGCCCCAGTTAATATGGCCAAAAGTTTGTTCTGTTACTTGCTCAAATTTAAATGTAGTAGAATAGTTGCGCTGATCGTCTAGGTCAATATCGTAGTTGAACTTTTCTAGGATAGGAATGATCCCTGGTAGCAAGTTTACATAAGTGCTACCACCAAGTTGGAAGTAACTTACTTTACCGTCCCAACGTCCAAGTCTAACAGCCGGAAGATATCTAGCACCGGGCACATCATATTTGAAGGCACTAACCAAAGCACGACGAGCATCAAGTTCTAAGCCTTCAATCTTAATGTTTACTTCGTCTTTGATTATAATTGTAGCTGTTCGCATATGGATAGTGTAACATACTTATCTAGGCAAAGTCAAAAAAACCGGTACCTTTTTAAGGGTACCGGGTAAAGTGTAACGCTAGAGCGTTACAGGAGCTACCGTTTACTTAATCCGTTTTGCAACCGATTAAGAATTCTTCATACAAGTTGTAGCAGCCAGAGCCTTCCAGTTATCACTGGATACTTTGGTCAAGTCTGCAATCTTAAGAGCCATACGCAGGCTCATTTCACGTAGTCGATTTTGGTTGGCTTCCATGAACCCAATGATCTCGTCGCCTTGTTCCTGACTAAAATCGTAGTCTGCAAACAGTTCACCCTTTAGATAAATCTGTTTGATACGCAAGAAACGATCACGCAAGGTGTTTAGAGTCAAGTCAATAAAGTGACAACGACTCTGTAAGGCTTCCAGGTGGTCTTGCAACTTTTTGCTCTTGAGGTTCTGGAACTGAAGGTTGGTAATAAAAATACACGAACCTTTGAAGTCAAACATGTCAGGAACGCCTTCACGTCGTAACATGGCACTATCCGAATTCCAGTAAATTCTACGTTTCTTGCCCGAATCCAGGGCGGCCTTGAGAATGTTCAAACTCAGGTCATCTTGGAACACAGAGTCACAGTCGTCAAATACCAAGACATTGTTCTTGTCTGAATGTTTATACAAGGTGCAGTATAGACCAATCGAAGTCATTGCACCTTTGATCACTTCATACTTGACACGACGACCACTCAACTGATCAAACAAGCCGGAATGTTCTAACTGTTTTTCCACCCCATAACTCTTGCCCACACCAGGAGGGCCAACTACAATCATTGCACGGACATCTCCTGCAATTGTGGCTTTGGTCATTTGATCAAGAATGTCAAAGCGTTCACCAATACGGGCAATAACTTCTTCGTCAGTTTCTACCGGTGCCGCATTATGCACATGAACACGGGCATGGGCCACAGGTGCTACAAACTCACCAGTCGGTACTGATTCCGCTGTGAATTCTATATCTTCAATACCATTCACATTGACGCGAACTACGTCTGGCAAGTCTGGGCCAAAATAGCCATCTGATTTCACAGTCACATAGCCTCCTTTGGCTCCTGTTTGGTAACCCTTAACTAGGTTAAAAGTCACATTGTTTACGGGTTGATTACGGTATGTTCCGTTTTTAATAATTACTGTACTCAAGGTTAGCTCCTTTTTATTAACTATACAACTATTATACTATATTGGATATTTCTGGTCAACCGGCTTATTTGCGGTAAAATTCACGGACCATATCAGCACCTTTGTTATAGCCTTGATAACGACCAAAACAGTAGCCTAAAAAACCGCCATATACTAGGGCCGCTAAAACGATGATTATTGTGGTTGATTCCATTTAAACTCCTTATTTGTTATTATACTACTATTATAGCAAAAAGGTCTTTATTGGTCAACCGTAAAAAAAGCCCTAATTTACAGGGCTTTTTAGTGTGTTAGTATGTGCTAACTTATGCGAGGCCGGCAACTACAGTTAGATCATACTCGATTAGTCCAGATCCTTCTGCTGGAAATTCGACTTCCCATCCCCAGGTGCCTGCGGGTGGATCGCCACGAGTTACTGCTGTTCCATTAATTATAACATTACTTCTAGGATCTGCGGATTCGTTTGCACTCAAAAACGTGTCAGACCCGGAACTTACAAACATTGTTATGTTATGAGCTACCAGAATAGCATCTTTTTCAGCCTTGGAGCCATTTTCCAATATTGCAATTTCGGCAGCACTTAATGGGGGAACGGCTTTTGCAGTATAAATTGCCATTTTTTCAGCTGGTGTGGGTGTTGTTGATGGAATGGCTAACACGTCTAATTCGCTCAATGTATATACTGGATTAGCAGTTGGCATATAATTTGAGTTAATCTGTTCAAAAAACGCATCAACGCCTACTGGACTATCTAGAGCAATCGTCATTGGTAAGGTACCTGCAAAATCTACAGGTAGTTCGCAGGTAAACAACACCACTTGTGATGTAGGATCATGATCCACATCTGATGTATAAAGGGTTGGAATATTTCCAGTATAAATTACATTTCCATTTAAGGTTGCTGTAATTACAATCGGTTCTGTTCCAGTTGGAGCATATCCTTGCCCTAAAAATTGTATTGTTCTGTTTGCCATTGTTTAAATCTCCTGTGTAGTTATTTATCATTGCCAATGGGCAATCACGGTTTGATCTGTAATTTGTTCAGGTTTAGGATTACCGTGAAATACCATAATGCTAGTGTTATCTGCAACCTGTGTGCCAGTACCTGGTTTTAAATGGCATCGTTTACGGAAATCGTAGCCACCATCTAAACACTGCCAGCGCCAGCTTTGTACCCGATTTATATCAAAAAATCTACGCTGATTTTCAGTAATTGTAGCAGAAATATAGTCTTGATCACCGTGATTTGTTTGCATGGTTGTGGCTAGGTCTTGTTGTACAAATGTGTCCCATAAGTTTTGATAGTGTTGGGTGTTCCACCACATGACACTGGAATTTATGCCTGTATGGTTAGG